ACGCAAACCTAACCTGATTACCGCGGCGTGTTACATCGTCCATACTCAAACGGTTTTCTATAGCGCTAATAAACGGCTGTAATGAGTAAGCTACAAACTCTTTGCGCCCGTCTATAATATTTTGGTAAGTCATTGAGTTATTCATATCCGCGCTTATGTAATATGCCGGCACGTTCATTAACCTGGCTATTTCTGTAGCTAAGTACTGTGATGCCTCGTTATACATCATTTCTTTAGGTGAATAACCCACAGTTTGATAATCTAAGGTGCTAGTTAAATAAGCCGTACTGCGTGAATTACGCGCGGCCTTCCACGCTGCCAGTAGGCCGCTAATTTGTGCCTCTGGTAAATCTGCCCCACTATTCTTAATAAACCCTGTAGCCATAGGCGTAGCAGCTGCAACGCTTGCCGCTTTTTGTATATCTAACGCCGCTTGTATTGTGCGCCCGCCGGTTTCTAATACGCCGGGTAATAAACTTTGGAAAGTAATTAAAGATCCTACGCCGCTATCTGGTACACGTTGCCCGTTTACAGAGTAATAGTCAACTTCATCGCCGTACTGGTCTGTAGTTACTGTAACGCGCGTATTAGCTACCCACTCAAAGCCGCTAGGTCTGCCGTCCTCTTCATATAAACTAGTAACGCGCCAATAAGCAACGCCATATAGCAACAGGCTATCTACTGTGTAGCTAATTGTTACGCTGCGTGGTTGCCTAATATCTGGCTGATCTAGCCAAACAGGTGTTTGTAATTTACGGCCTGTACTTTTTTGTATTAGCTCTAAATCTATACTTGCGATAACGCCACAAATTAAGTTACGGCATCTACTAACCGCCGGTACTTGCAAAGCTAAGTTTCTATCTATAAACGGTATGCCGTTTGTATTGTATAAACCGCCAAACGTATAAACACCTGCGCCGTAAGTTTGTTGCATAATAGGCGGCGATAATTGCGCCTCTACGTCTTTTTTACGCAGGCCTATAGTTTGCAGTAATCCCATAGGGGCATTATTGCCTAAAAGTCAAGTATAGGTTTACAGTTTGGGTTTGGGCGTGTCTAGGCGTATACCTTTGCCTCTGCTACAGGTTGCGCCAATATGTGTATCACCATAGCAAGCCCAATAGGTATATCTACAGGCCCGGCAGACTTACGGCGCACGATACGCCAAGCATCGGGGGTCTGTTTAGCTGCGCAGTTAGCCATTTGTTGTATTAGCGCATCTTGCCCGCTATGGCGCAAGCGGTCATTTACTAAAGCATCGTACATATCGCTACAAGCTGTGTAAAAGGTCTGCCCCGATATATCCCGGGTCTGTACCCCTGCATTTTGTAGCCTTTGGGCAATACTGGCAGTAGTGTATTTGTCGTAACAGACTAAACGTGGGTAATACATATCGGCCCATTTTTTAATACTAGCTGCTATCACTACTTCATCTACGGCTACCTGAGAGCTATAAGTTTCTAGTACTGCTACCCCTATTTTGCCGTTAGGTAATAGCTGGCCCATTACTAAGCTGGCATCACGCCGGCTAGGGCTAACGTCAAAGGCAAAAACAGTAAGCGGCCCGGGGCTCATCTTTAGGTTTATATCGCTGCTATCCTCAACAGATCCAAAGGGCCACGGGCTTTGCAAGCTGTCTATCCATTGACTAAGGCTCTCTGTCCTAAATTGCTCTGTAGTCTGCACAGTTAGCGCTTCTTGCAAGGTTTCCTCAGTTATGAGTATGCCTAGCGCCGGGTTAGCAGCTGCCCACGCTTTACGGTCATCTAAGGCGCAAAATGGCGGGGCGCTATATTCGTAATAACCCAAAGACGGCGGCGGGTTACTCTGGCAGCGCTCTCTAAGCTCATTAAGCGTAGTGCTAAAAGCATCACCGGCATTACTAGCCATAAGTGTTTGACTATTAGGCCTAGCGCGGGTTACAGGTAACGCAGCTGCGTAGGCTTCTTGATCTATTTCCCGTAACTCATCTATAAAAAGAAAATCAGCGCTAGCGCCGCGTGAGCTATCGCGGGTAGCAGCTCTAACATCTAACCTAGCCCCGCTTTTTAAGATTATGGCCTCATTACCATTTGTGTATAGTATTTTTTTAAGGCCTTTTTTAAGTTCCGGGCTATCCTCTATGGCATTGGCTACCTCTCTAAAAGTAGTAAGAGCCATAGATCTAGCAGAGCTTATTATTATGTGGTTACGCTCATTAAACAAAAACAGCCCGGCTAAAATACGCATACGCGCTAAATGAGTCTTACCGTTTTGCCTAGCGCATATTGCCAAGTTTGTACGCCGGATAAACTGTTTATTTTTATCTATCGTGAGCATATCGTCTAAAACAAAACGCTGCCACGGTAAAAGGGGCAGGCCTATGCGCTCTGCTAGCTCTGCAACTTCACCGCCGCGGCTAGGGCCTTGTAACAAAACGTTATGTAGCCGTGGTTGCACTAGCCCCCGTAAGGGCTGTTTAGGTTTGCTAGTCATTAGTCTAAGGGCTGTGCAGGTTGGCCCAAACAAGGGCCGCTTTGGGTGTTTATAGCCGTTATCGGGGAAATACTGGCGCAAAAGACAGGGGGGGTAGCCGTCTTGGCTAAAAAAACGCCTTGCGACTTATTGCCTTTTTGTACGTTACACCGCTTGCAACAGGCCACAGCGTTATCAAAGCTAAGCACTAGCTCTGGGGCTTTACTTACAGGTATAACGTGATCCACTTGGTCTGCATCTGCCCCACAGTAAAAGCATATAAAGTTATCTCTAGCTAATACTGTATTTCTAAACTTGTACCGATAAGCTCTGTTTACTCTAGGGTCGCCACGCTTAGACACGCTTAAACAGCTCCTCAGCCTCTACTTCAACGCAACTTATACACCAAGCTTCATAATCTCTATACTTACTCCAGATTATTTCACTTTCATCACTAGGCAAACCGCAATTTTTGCAAATAATAATAGCCATTAGTACCAGCCTTTCTTATTATGATGACGTAAGGCTTTACACGCATCACCCTTATAGATCCTATGGTTATCTATGTACTTTAGCCCTAAGTCTATCTGTTTGTAAGGGTTTGTTTCTTTCATATTTAACAACTGTGGTATGCCATATGCACTACTGTTTTTATTCTTGGCTTTAGGCCGCCAATTACTTTCTTTAGTCCATAGCTTCTCAATACATACAAACTCTTTATATGAGCCTATCTTTATATGAGCATATATTTTATAGGCATCTATAGCATTTATATCAGCGTTAGCCGGAACACTTTGTATAAAGATAGAGCCTAAGATTAGGCATAGAACTACCCTAAGATTACGCAGCTTGGCTGAGCTATCCGCTAGGGCGGCTCTGCCTGCGCGCAGTAATCGTACTGGCATAGTCAAGCATTTACCTAAATTGTGGATAACTTGAACGGGGCTTGGGCGTGTTGTCCACAGCTTTTTAACGCCTGTGGATAACTTAATTGCGTACCTGCCGGGCCGTTGCTACATCTACCAAAGTTATATCTAGTAGTCCACAGCGCGTACATTGTAGGCATTTAACGTTAGGCGGTAGATGATCTGATACTACGCGCTCCAGCTGTAAAGTAAGGGTCTTGCATTGGCGGCAGTTAGCCTCAATATAAAGCATAGTTTTTAGCCCCATTATCTAATAATTATTGGCTTAAAGTATGGAAAGAAATCCTGAGCTTTTACAAATACATATAGCTTTTTAATCTCATCTACACCTGGAAAAGTGTATAAAACAGGCCTTAGATCACGCAGCATTTCTACGTTTAACATAAGTAAACCATCTGTATACCTTATTAAAATCCTATGGTAACTATCTGGTAAATCTCTATGCAAGGGCAACGCTAGCATCTGTTGTATCTTTGTATACGGTATTGGGTAAGGCTCACTACTAGGTTTATCTGCCCACTTTATTTCTAAATCACCTATGTAGTTTTCACGGCCTAAACCTTGTAATTTATTTATGTGGTAATCAGTAAAATAAAATCTAGGCGTAGGGCATAAATACCACGGATATATGCTCATCAAGTACGCCGCCACTCGTATTTGGCGGTCTTGGCCCTGTTGCGTTTCTTTAATTGGCTGCACGGCTGGCCTTCTCAGACTCACTTAATAGCTCATCTGGTACAGGCTCACGCTCTGTTATTGGGTCTAGGTTACGCCCTGCCTCTAATAAAACCTCTGCGTGATCATTAGGGCTAAGCCATTTATCGCCATACTGTCTTAGCCATACAGGCTCACATTGTTTAGCTTTGACCTTATCGGGGCATAAATAACCTTTATAGGGCTTGCCTGTTTTATTAGATAAACCCTCAATTAGCACTCTATGCCCGTGTTTACATATTGGCGGCTCTGGCATTGTCTCTGCGCCTAGCTTGGCTTTTAGAGCGCTTATTGACTCAGCCGCGGTAGGTACTGCCCCACCTGCTCCGCGTGTCTGTAATGGGGCTTGTATGGCCTCTACCTTCTCCATATCTTGTCTTGTAGGCCTGCCAGCACCGCCCGGGCTCAGCAAGCCAATAACACGCCCATAGGCAGAGGTTACGCAGTTTTCAACCCAAAAATTAGCATTTACGCCGCGGTCTGATCTAACCTCTAGCGCATAATCTACAGCGCTTGGTTTTTCGTCCTCATAATTTTTATACGCCTCAGCTCTAATTAAGATATAACCGTTTTTTAGATCTATATCCTCTATGTAGGCTATTAACCGTAACCCGGGAAACTCTGCCCGGGCTCTTTTAATTCTTGCGTTTACATCTTCATAACCGTCTAAAAAGCTCATTTAGTTACCTCTTTAAGCGCCTTAGCTATATTGCGCCCTCTTAGGTAACCGTCCCCGTGGCCCTCACGGTATCCCGTACGGTAGGCCGCTAACATAAATAGCCCTACTATTAGTACTGTTAATGTAATTACTGCTATATCAGCTAACATATTTCACCCTTTGTTAAGGCTGATAGAACTACTACACTAAGTAGCCCTCTCAGCGTGTAGTAAAAGTATGACCTATAGCTGCGACATATTGCTAGCTTTCTAGCGGCGTGTCTTTCTTTGTGTCTTTATCAGCTTTAGATTTAAGACCATTACCGGCTAGTACCCCGCCTAGAGCGCCTGTTAAAAATATAGCTAGGGTCTGTAACAGTTGTATAAAGTCCCTATCGTTAGGGGCTTGCTGGCCTATTGGCTGTGTTACAAAGACTAGGGCATAAACAGCGCCAAAGGTGATAGTAAAAAAAGTTACAGCTAATACAGCGCCTATAAAAAAGATTAAGCGGGCGTGTATGTCCTCGGGGCTTAGCCGCCTTGCCGGTTTAATCGTTGATCCTAATAAGGTCTTTAGTACAAACGCCTGTAGCTTTGCATTGGGGCGGGTTGCACTCGGGCTTTTCCCAGTTTTCATAATTCTGGCAAGGATAGCGCACCCACCCGTCATAACCACAGCCCACTAGGGGCGTTATACAGAGCAGCGCCCCTAGTAGGGCCTTATTCACTTTGCGCCTATACCGTATTGTTTTTCGTTAGGCTGTATAGCTTTTAGTACTGGCCCAATAAGACCGGCTAAAAAAGCATTAGCCAATACTTTAGGGTCTGTTATGCCTGCTAGGTACAAGGCTGCAACGCTAGCTAAAGCCGCGCGCCCGTAACTATAGGCCGCTGCCTCTAGTTGCTTTCTATTCATTGTGCTACCTGCTCTGCCCCTTGCGTTTTGCCCTTGCTTAACCTTAGTATTATTTTTGCAGCTTTAGCCTCATTTACAGCTACCTCAAAGTGCATTTCATCTTTACGGTTACGGTAATCACCGCCCCACGTTAGCCCATACTTTTTAGCTAGCGCTCTAATCATTGGCACTTTATCGGCTGGAAACGTGCCTACAGCCCCTAGCGGGTGTTTAGTTGCATTTAGATCTATAGCCGTACCGCTGCTATGGCAACTTAGGCGCTCTGTACTGCCGCGCACCATACGAAACGCATAGCCCCACTCGTCTAAAGCGCCTTCATCTATTGGCTCTATTAGCGCGTGAAACTCAGCGGCAAAACCTACTAATAACGGTGCTACAGCCTCAGCGCATCTAAGCTTTCTATTAGTGCCGGGTACTGCATAACTTTTTATGCCAATTTCTGCCGGGTCTTTACTGGCAGGCCAGCCGTTATAGCTCGTTAGCGTCATAGTTTATTTTAGCACCATTATTTAAGATTATTCTTAGCCTAATAATAGGCGCACTTCATCTTCAGTAATGCCTAACTTTTCAAGTAAAGCAATTTTTGCAAGCGCATCATTTTCAATTTGTTCCAGTTTTGCTTGTTTATTTGCTATTGCTTTTTCTCTTTCTTCATTTAATATTACTTGCTCAGCATCAGTTAAACTAACTATTGTAATTTCATTAGTTTCTGCGTTGTGAATCTGGATTGAATCGTTACTCATTATGCTTGCACCCCGTAAACGGCATAACTGCCTGTGATATTAGATGATGATGATTTAAGTAAAAAGCCGTCATAAACTCTAGCAGTATCGTTATATCCAGTAATAGTAGCTGTCCGATCATCTTCTTCCCTAACAATACCACTACCATAATAAACTGGCCCTTGAGAACCAGAACCAACTCTTGAAACATTTAGAGTATAAGTGCCAGAGGTTCCAGCATTAGAGCCGCAAGACGTAGCCAAAGTTGTTTGACTTGTATTTACAAACCCCCAATTAGAAAGAACATTTGCCCTATTGTATCCAAAACCACTTCCATAATAAGTTGCTGTTTGAGTGTTTCCAGAGTATCTAAATTGAAATTGAAAATCATCACCACTAGTACCAGCAGAAGCATTAACTATTACTATATAATTTGTATAAGTTGCAGAAAATACGCTATCTACAGAAACGCTTGCAACATTAGAAAAAGTTGCAGCAGCAATTTTTGTTAATCCACTTGCAGCAGCAGCAGGCGCAGCCCACTTAACTTTATATGGCGATACTGTTGTATCAGCTGTTAAAACGTTCCCCGTGCTACCAATAGGCAAGTTATCGTAAGTGCCGCTGCCTGTACCTACTACAATATCACCGCTAGCTGTGATAGTAGTTGCCATATCGTTAGTAATTGTTACTGTGCCGCTAGTACCACCGCCGCTAATACCTACACCCGCGGTTACACCCTCTATATCACCTGTTGCGCCGCTAGCTACCCAAGCGCTACCAGAGTAATACCATAAACTATTAGTATCTTTAGTAAATGCAAATTGGCCTTCTTGCGGTGCAGTAATTGCGCTGTTACGCGCTGCCTCACTTGCAAAAACTAATACGCCTTGCATTAAATAGCCGTTTACGTCCGCGGCTGTTAAAACCTCACCTGTGGTAAAAGTCTTAAACCCTAAGCCCGCTGCCATTGTTCCCCCTAATAAGCCAATACGCCGGTATCTAATACCCCGTATATGGCTGAGTCTAGTATAAAGCCGTCTATTATCGGCTCTAGTGTGGTTAGTGTCGTTTTCCAGCTGTTAGGCGTAATTGCCATAGCTACGCCAAACACTTGTAAAGTCTTGGTTAAAGTAGATGATCCGGGCTGGTTAGTAGTAATAGTTATAGGATCAAAAAAATCTAGATCTAGGGCGGCGATTATGCCGGCATTATAGTTATCTGTGTATAAATCTAGGGTAATGGCATCACATCTTATAGACGTTTCTTTACTGCTAGCTACATAGGCTTGGGCGTAATCTAGGGCTACCGCGTCTGTCTGCATTAGTAGGTTTTGTTGGTTATAGCTGTGTGTAAAGTACTTATCTATGCTTGCTTGATCTATAGCTAGCTGAGTAGTACCGCCGGTGCGTGTGATGCTAGCTGCGTTAAATACCAAAGTATCATCTAACCGCCATATAGCATCAAAATAACCTATATTTGTGCCGTTATCGTTAAACACGGTAGGTGTGCCGCCTATGCTTGCCGTGGTTACGTTTCTATCTTGAAATACAAATGAGCCGGTAGCATCTACATAAAGCGCCCCATACTCACTTAGGGTAACTGTCTGCATAGCTGCAAGGCTGGTACGGGCTGTGCCGGGGTCTGTTTGTAGCGTAGTAAGCCCGGCATCTACATCACGCATAGACGTAGGCCAGCCTATCTGGTCTAATATCTGGTTAATGCGTGTGCCGGATAAGTCGCCCGCGGTAGCCCCTGTTACTGTAGCTATTTGTGCATTTTGGGCAAGTCTAAACGCATCTACCGCCGTTATTGTGGTATAAACAACGTCTAACGCATTTTTAGGCGTAGTAGTGTTATAGCTAGTGATAAAGCCGCTAAAGATAGGGTAAGTAACACCGCTGTAAGTAGCTGATATAGCTACCTTACGCATTGGATCTAGCAAGCCAAAATAAGGCCCGCTAGGGTTTTGAGGGTTGAAATCGCCGTTTTGGTCTACTATTCTTAAAGTTAGTGTACCTGTTTGGAATTGGTCGGCTTGTGGGTTACGGCCTCTGTTAGTTTGTATTGTATCTACTACGTCCGATACATCTACAATTACAGCCGCGCTATCACTTAGTATGTTTGTATCTAATATGCCCTCACCTAAGATCATAGCTTGGGCAAAGCTAGGGCCAGTACTAAAGTTAATAATAGCGTTTATTACTGGCAGGGTCATAGCCCACCGGTGTAACGCAACGGGTCGCCCTTACGCTCTAAATCTAATATAGCTCTTTGCACGGCTAGGCTTATTGTGTCCTCACTACCTACTACACCTGCATTTACGTTTACCGTTATGTTATCTGCCATACGGAAACGGGCAGGGTCAAAGGTAGAGCCCGCGCCTATACCCGGTGTATCAAATATGCCCATAGCTCTTAATCTTGCTTGCTCATCACCTAGCGCATTAAGCGCGTTTGTACTCATAGCATCTG